ACATTGCGTTTTGCCCTGGTTTACCTTCTTCAGCTTTAGTAGCAGCACAAAAATCAAACTTATTTTTCGGAACAGGTTTATTGAGTGATTACAATGAAGTTAAGGTATTAGATATGGCGAACATTGATGGTTCACAAAACTTCAGAGTGATTATGAGATACACAGCTGGTACACAAATCGGTATCGCTGGTGACATCGCATATCATAAGAATGCATAATTAAACTAACTCATAGGTCGGTGGGGGTAAAACCTCACCAACTTATATAAACAAAAAACAGAAATACTATGGCGACATGTAACTTAACAGCAGGTAGACAGGAAGTTTGTAAAGAAAGTATTGGTGGTTTACAAGGTGTATACTTTATCAACTACAATACAGGTTCTTTCACACAAACTACTGATGGAACAACTGGAATGGTAACTATTACTGGTTTACCAACTAGTTCTTCATTATATTACTACCAATTAAAAGGAACTTCGGCATATACTGAAACTGTTAACAGTAGTAGAGAGAATGGTACAACATTCTTCTCACAAGAGTTAGTTTTAAATCTTAAAAAGATTACTAACGAAATGAGTGCACAATTAAAGTTAATGGCATATGGTAGACCAAAAGCTATCGTATGGACTAACAATGGTGATGCATTTATCGCAGGTATCAAATTAGGATGTGATGTAACTGCAGGTACAATTCAAACCGGAGCGGCATTGGGTGACCTTTATGGATACTCAATTACGTTGACTGGTATGGAACAATTGCCAGCACCATTCTTAAGTGGGTCAACAACAGCAGATGCATTTGCAGCAGTAGCATTAAACGGCTCTACTATCGTATACAGTTAATAGTATAACGAACAAAATATTAAAAGGGGATAATTCTTTGGAGTTATCCCTTTTTTTGTTTATATTGAGAATATTTACAATTCACTTTGTTAAATAAAGAAAGATAATACAAGATAATGTTAGCATATTATTTAGGTAATACCAACAACTTTACAATCAGAACGCAGGATACAGCATCATTAACATCATCATTTACAATGTCATATCAAGATATGTACACATTGAAAAATGGTACAATAGATTTGTATTCAAGTTCATTTACTGCATATGAAAACTTATATGCATTTACAGCAAGTTTAAGTGGGGCATATAGTGGACAAGATTTAAGATTGGTATTATATAATGGAACAACTGAAATATGGAATGGTGCATTAGAAGTATTCCAATCTCAATCATACGATAAACCAACATATAAAACACAGATAACAGATTATAAGTCTCACTTGAGTACTAATGAATATATTATAATGACATAAAATATGAAAAAACAAACCAATTTTAGTATTGTTAACATAACTAACAATATGTTACCAATAATAACTGAAGATACAAAGACGAGATACCAATGGGTGCCTTTTGGCGTTTATGGACATGATGATTTCTTTGGTGCAGTAACATCAACTTATAATGTGAGTACAACAAACTCAGCGTGTATAGAAGGTATAGCAGATTTGATATTTGGAAAAGGAATTTATTCTAAGGATGAGGAATTTAATAAAATATTTCAGAAATTAATTCCACAAGAAGAAACTAAAAGAGTAGCATTTGATTTAAAATTGTATGGTAATGCAGCATACCAAGTTTATTGGGATGATTCACATAGTAAAGTAATTAAATTTTATCACGTACCTATTCAAAACTTAAGAGCAGAAAAAATATATTCTAATCCTAAAATTGAAAATTATTATTATTGTACAGATTGGAATGACCAGAGAAGTGTAAGAAATAAGAAAAAGATACCTGCATTTGGAACATCAAAAGAAAAATGTGAAATACTTTACATTAAAAATTATTGTCCTGGTTTGTATTATTATTCACTACCTGATTGGGTAGCTGCATTACAATTAGCAGTATCAGAAGGTGAAATCTCTAACTTACATTTTAATAATATTACATCAGGTTTCTTACCGGCTGTAATGATTAATTTTAATAATGGAGTTCCAGCACCTGAAGAAAGACAAACTATTGAAGATTTATTGCAAGCTAAATTTACAGGCACAGATAACGCTGGTAGATTTATGGTAACATTTAATGATGACCCGGCAACAAAACCAACAGTAGATGCAATTCAAGTTGAAAATCTGCATGAGAAATATGAATATGTAGCAAATTATGTGCAAGACCGTATATTGGTAGCACATAGAGTTACATCTCCATTATTATTTGGTATTCGTACTGCAAATAATGGATTTAGTTCTCAATCAGAAGAAATGAAAACAGCATTCTCTATTCTACAAACAATGACGATAGCACCTTTCCAAAACTTAATTTTAAATGCATTAGATACTGCATTGACAGAAGGTGGATGGGATGATGGTGAAATATATTTTGAACAATTAACTCCATTAGTAATTCTTTCAACAACAGCAGAAGAGACAGGTAAAACAGTAGCGCAAGTTGAAGATGAAACAAATAAAGCATTAGAAAATCCAGCAACTACTGAAGATGCAGGAGCAGCAACAACAGAAGAACCTAAACCAACAGAAAAGATGCAAGATGATGTAAGACCGCCAGTTAGTTTGAGTTCACCATTTTTTGAAAGAGAATACGAAATATTAAAATAAAATAAATTATGGCTTACGCACTTTTTATAAGCAGAGACGATATTATTAAAAATTCACCATTACAAGGTGCAATTGATGCAGATGCTTTATTACCATTTGTAAGAACGGCTCAAGATAAATACTTAAAGAATTTATTAGGTACGGTTCTATACAAATATTTACAAGACCAGATTATTGCTGGAACTTTTGGTACTTTAGATGCATATTATCAAACCTTAATGGATGAATGGATAAAATATACCCTAATTTGGTATAGTTGTGTAGAATATATTCCATTCAGTAATGTACAATTCCGTTCTAATGGTGCAATTAAATTGACAAGTGAGCAAGGAACAGCACCTGATAAAGCACAGATTGATTATCTTTTACAAAAGGCAGAAGCAAATGCTGAATACTATGCATTAAGATTACAAAACTATTTAATTGCTTATTCAAATAAAATTCCACAATACTTACAAAGTGTTGGTAATCAAACTCAGATATATCCTGATATGACAAATCAATATTTTGGTGGTATTCAATTATAAACTATGGCAACAAACTTAACACATAACGCAGGTGTAAACTATACTCTATATTTCAATATCCTTAATTATTTTAAGACGATAATGAAAAATCATCCTGGTATTAAATTAGTATCATTGGGTGGTTTAGATAATATAGACCAAAAAGAATTTCCAATGTATCCAATTGGGAATGTAAATATAGTTGATACTCGCTTTGGTTTATCTACAACAACTTATACAGTTCAATTATTAGTAGCGGATAAAGGTGAAAACAAAAAGAATGAAAGTGATGAGTATAATAGACAAACCGTTCCTTTTTTTGGTGTAGATGATGATGTAAGTATCTTTAATAATACATTGGGTATATTAAATGATTTAACTTCATATACACAAAGAGGAGTTGTTGGATTTGAAATAGCAGATGAGATTGTGTGTGAACCCTTTGTTGATAAGTTCAATAATGGGCTGTGTGGGTGGGTTGCAACGTTCAACCTAATCACTCACAACGATAAAAACCGTTGTCTTTTTTTTTTGATTAACCCTTCGGGAAGTGGTTATCTAATAAGAGAATGTATATCGGGTGATGAATATAAAGCAGTATTGGCAGAAACTGCAAGTGTGGGTAGTGTAATAAGTTCACTAAGTCAACCATTCAGATACGATGGAAATCCTGGTGGTAATTTAGTTTGTTACCAAATTGTAGAGAGTATAGATGGTGGAGAATGGGATTATGTGAATTTACCAGTGTTATCTATACCATATCAAAGTTATGATAGTTGTTCTATATGTGAATTATGGATACAACCTAAGATATGGAGTACAACACCGGAGAATTGGAGTTCAGGTCCAAATGTATCATTTAGAACTTGGGCAAATGATTAATAAATAAAAGAAAAAAAATATAAAATGGGAAGTTTAAGTAATTTATACATTTCACAGAGTTATCAATCTCTGATTCATTTAGGAACTAATAATACCGCATCTGCAAATCTAATTGAATTGCAAGATGGATTAGGTAATGGTTTAGGTGTTTATGTTAATACTTTAGGAAATATTAGTGCAAGTGGTAATATATACGCAACAAATTTGACAGGTAGTACAGTTGATACATCTTCATTAGTAACTACTTCATCTTTTAATTCTTTTACTCAATCATATTATACTGATAGTGCATCTTTTAATAATAGAATAAATAATGTAACATTTGATACATCATCTTTAGTATCAACATCATCATTTAATGCATATACTCAAAGTAATGATAGTAAAGTAAATGCATTAATTGCAAAAACTGGCTCATATGCAACAACTGGTTCAAATCAATTTAATGGTGACCAAAATATAACTGGAAGTTTAACAGCATCAGCTGATATAAGAGTAAACTTATTAACAATAGGTAAAGGTGGTGGAAGCATTGCAACAAATATAGCAATTGGTAGTGCATCTTTACAAAGTAATACAACAGGAAATACTTCTGTTGCAATTGGTCAAAATACATTAAAAGCAATTACAACAGCAGCAAATAATATTGCAATTGGTAGTGGTGTATTACAATCTTTAACATCAGCAACAGCGGCACAAGTTACACAAAACGTTGTAATAGGTGGTTCAGCAGGTTCAGCAATGATAATAGGTGCAAGAAATACAATTATCGGTGCAAGTGCATTTATTAGTGCGAATAATACAGAAAGAAATACAGGTATTGGTAGAGGTGTATTACAAGTAATAGGAACTGCATTAGGAAGTGGAAGTGCATATAATACAGCAATTGGTCATAACGCAGGATTAGGATTATCAAGTGGTTCTAATAACGTTATTATACATGGTGGAAATAGTGCAGGTGAAGGTTGGAATAGTGGTAGTAATAATAATATTATTGGTATGGATAGTGGCTTACCTACATCTTTAGATAATTCAACAATTATTGGTAGAGGTATTACAGGTTTAACAAGTCCTACTTCTAACGCAGTAATATTAGGTGATGGACAAGGTAATGTATTATTAAGAAGACGTTCATTAAATGCGGTAACTGAAATTAGTTCATCTGTAATAGTTTCAGGTTCAGTAGAAACAACGGGTGATATAACTGGAAGTAATATAATTTCAACCGTTAATGGAAGTAATGCAGGATTTATGTTTAAACAACAATCTTCAGGTTCAACTGCATTTACTTATAATACAATGTTGGAAAGAGACAAATTTAGAATTTTCCAATATCAAGGTCAGAACTATGTATTCAATATGATTTTGACATCAGACCAATTAAATGCATATACCGGTTCTAAATTCCGTATGGGATTACAGACTGGTGGAGGACCTTCTATTACAGATTATTGGAATTTAAATAGTGGCTCTACAATCAATGGTGATGGAAGTATAAAGGGATTAGATTATTTAAATACAGCGCAAGTAAACCAATTCGTAGCACCGGTAACAATAGACCAAAAATTATATGTTCAACAAGGAGCATATGTTAGTGCAAGTGCAGGTGGAACAGCATTAACAATTAATGCAGGTACAAATACTTCTATTTCAGCAACGGGTTCAGTGAATGTTTCCGGTAGTATAACAATACAAAGTGGCAGTGGTGATTTATATGTACATGGACACAAACAATTTAACTATGGTGCTTTCCAAACTAATATAACTAAGAGTGGAAGCGCTAGTGTATCTCAAAGTATCTCATTTGAAATTACAGATACAGCAAGTGGTGTAAGTATGGTGAGTGGCAGTAGAATGACATTTGCAAACGCAGGTGTTTACTCAACTACTTTCTCAGCGCAAGTTGAATGTAGTGCTGGAGCAGATACTGCATGGATTTGGTTAAAAAAGAACGGAACAAATGTAGCGGAAAGTGCAACTAAAGTAGTAATGGCTAATAACACAGCTCAATGTTTAACAGTAAACTTTGTGAATGAATTAAATGGTGGTGATTATTTAGAATTAGCTTGGCAAAATAATGCAGGTAATGCAAAACTATTAGCAGAAAACGCAAGTGGTAATATTCCAGCAATTCCATCAGTAATCATAACATCAGTTCAAGTTAGATAATATATGGCTAAATCTTTAGAACAAGTAATAAAGAAAGCAAATTCATTAGCAGATATTGTTTCAAAAAGAGTATCTGCAAATGCACCTCGTAAAGCCGGCGCAAAAGGTGGTAATTTAAGAAGAGCATTAAGAAGTGCAAATAATCTAAATACAATGTTAGATTTGAAAAAAGGAACAACAAAAGGAGTTCCTATTCAAAGTGTAACATTTAGTATTGATTACGCACCTGAAGGAGCAGAATATGGTATGTGGTGGAATGACCCAACGATAAGTAGAACTGTAAAAGCGGGTAAAACTAAAAATGTTCCTAAATCAATAAACTTTGTAGAAAAAGCATTAGCAGAGCCAAAGGTAATCAAAGCATTAGATGATTTATATGATTTAATCGGAGATTCTTTTTTAGCAGAATTAGATGATGCATTAAATGAAATGGAATCCCAATATTAACGTCTAATATATTTTTTAACTAATTGGTTAAATAAAGAAAAAGATTTAGATGGCGATTTCCATTACACAAACACCAGCAACAGCGAGTTTAGCTCAATCTCCAATAATATTTACCGTAAGTGAAAGTAATACTTTAGCATTTACTTCATCTTCATTTCAATATATTGGTGAATTATATTATTGGACAGGTTCAGTATTAGATTCTGGCTCTTTACCTGATTATACAATTACTAAATTTCCAAATACTGCAAAGGTTGGTATATTTGATTTAAATAGAATTATAAATTCAACATTAACAGATTTATTAATTACTTCTCAATCAAATGTAAACTTTTTTGCAGTTGATTTTTATTCTGAATATTTATCAGGCTCAACATTTGTAACAGGTTCTCATACAAAATCAAGCGTATATAAAGCATTAGATGGGTATGGAATATTTCCTGAAACAATAGGAGCACAATTACAAAGTTTAACTTCATATTTTCCATTATTAACAGATGGACCTATTTCACAAAGTGCATTGAGTGAAAATGTAGGATATAGTGGAGTTTGGACAAATCCATACATTAGCGGTAGTACATATGCGTGTGATAAAATAGTATATACATCAGATGTAACTTCTGCAAATTATACAATAAGTGGAGATACAAATTCAACAGGTCAAATAGCAGGTTATCCAATAGGACCATCACAAAGTGGTTTCCCATTATCGGGTTCATTCAGTTGGTATAAAATTCAAGCATTTAACGGAGCGACAGCATTATCTCAACCAATACATTTTGATATTGTATGTAATCAAAAATATCCTAACGTAAGAATTAAATGGAAAAATCGTTTTGGACAATTTGATTATTTTAATTTCAATATGGTTAGTAGAAATTCTTTCCAAACAGAAAAAAGAAATTATCAACCGCAATTAGGTAGTTGGGAACAATCTCAGTTCGCTTACAATTCATATGATAGTGCAAATAGAAACTATATAAATGATAGTAAACAAAATATAGAAGTAAATACATTTTGGATACCAGAAGATTATAATAATATATTCAAACAATTATTAGTAAGTGATGAAATATATTGGGTATATGATGAAGCGAATAATTTAGTAAGACCATTATCAATAGCAACATCCGGTGTTCAATTTAAAACTGGAGTTGTTGATAAATTAATTCAATATACTTTTGAATTTAACTATGGTCAACCTTATAAATTAATTATGTAATATGGGAGTTATATCTACACAAGGGTTTACATTCAGATTAATGGCTGGTGAACCGGCTCAACAATTAGACCTATTTCAAGATGAAGATTATATCATAAATAATAATATCACAGGTCTTTTTGATATTGGTTTATTACCATCTGACTTCACTCGTCAAATAACCCTACCTGGAACGAAAGTAAACAATGCATTTTTCGAGCATTGTTACGATATTAGTATAGATAATCCTTTTGTATTTGCAACCAACCAGAAGGTTCCAGCATACTTTGAATTTGATTCTGTATACATTTCACAAGGATACTTACAATTAAATAAAGTAAATGTAATTGCGAATAAATTTATTGATTCATATGAAGTAACTCTTTATGGAACTTTATCATCATTCGGTAGAGATATTAATAGATTATACCTTAATGATTTAACTAATTTAAATGTTTACAATCATACATCTTCAGTTGATAATATTAGTGCAAGTTGGGGAGGTAATCTTTTTAATGGTGATATAGTTTATCCTTTAGCAGATTATGGAAGTGGATTAAGATATACAAGCGGTAATGATTATAATGGAATAGATGATAATCAGGGAGCATTAACCGTACAAGATTTTAAACCTGCAATTAGAGTTAAAAAAGTTTTGGATGCAGTATTTGATTATACTGGCTATTCTTATTCATCATCTTTTTTTAATGGTTCAATGTGGGATAACATTTATATGATTTGTAATAAAGGATTAAGATATCCTGTTTATGCAAATATAGATTTAGAAACTTATGGTTTAGGTAAAATAGCAGCAATCCCATCTGCAAGTGGACAAAGTGGAAATACAAATGTGGATATACCTGATAATACAATAACAACATTACCCTGGTATAATATATTAGAAAATCCATCAGGTCTAATTAATCAAGATGGTACATATAATACAGAAATTCAAACTAAATTAAGAGGTGTATTAAATCTTAATGTAGAAATAAGTAATTCAGTAAATAATCTTCCTACAACATGGGAATTTCATTATTGGACTGGTTCGGGTGATAAAGGTACGAGTTATAATACATTAGTAGGAATAAATAATTATTTTACTCAATTACAACAAAGTAGACAAGGTAGTATTAAACAAACATTTGAAGTAAGTGAGGCATTGGCAACAGCGGATTTATCAGCAAATAAAACATATTACTTTGGAATAAGAACAAATAAATATGTTGCATTAAATGCACCAACAATTACTTTAGACCCAAATAATGATAATAAATCTTATTGGAAAATAAATAAAGTAAATCAAGGCGGTGATGGATTAGTAATTGATATTCCATCTAATATGCCGTATGGAACGAGTGGTATTAAATTGATTGATTTTATTACAGGTCTTCAAAAGAAATTTAATTTGGTGATATATCCTGATAAAACAAGACAAAATCATTTTATTATAGAACCATTTAATAGTTGGTATAATAAAGGTGAAAGAAAAGATTTTAACAAATATGTAAATTTAGATAGCAAGATAGAAGTAATTCCTGCAAATAATTTAGCGGTTAATAAATTAAATTTTGGAGATGCATTAGATAATGATTATGTATCTCAACAATTTTATAAAGGAGCAAATAGAGAATTTGCAAAAGTATATTATACAGATACAACTAATTTTTATTCACAAGGTAATTTAGAAGTTAAAACTACATTTGCAGCATCACCATTATTAAAAATTGATGGAACAGGAGCAAGTGGTTCATATGGTGGTGGCGGTAGTACTTTTGGTCAATTTATTGCGGGAACTGGTTATTCATCACAATATGCGGCATGTAATTATACTACATATTATCCAAATGTATTTTACGCAGCTACATCCGGTATAGGAAATGGTTCTGAATTATTTACAGATCCAGGATTAACTTCTCCATTCAACGGATATGATTTATATTACAAATATTTTTCAACAGCAAATCCATCAACAATTTTAGTTGTACAAATTTCTTCTACTGGTATAGTTTCAACTTATCCATCAGCATGTTAAAATAAGATTATGGCAAATATTCCAATTTATATTCCAGTTTTTATCAACTCAGCAACTTATACACCTGCAAGAGTGTTACCACGTATGTACTTTTATAATGGTACATTAGATTGTTCACCTTATTTCTTTGAAGGATATAATGCATATGCAAATACTGAAAATGTATTTCCATATTTTGACCATTACAACGTTGTGAGTGGTTCATATCCAACAACGGGTTCAGTTTCATTGCTTTTTAATAACGAACAACCTGTTTATGGTTCATTACCAACTGGTTCATTGTATACTCAATATTGGGATTCATATATAAGTTTATTATACAATCCTTATACGAGAGTACTTAATGCACAGGCTATTATTCCATTAGCAGATTATTTTAAGATGGAATTAAATGATATTGTAAATTTTAGAGGCAATTACTGGCATTTAAGAGCAATCAATGATTATTCTTTAAAAACAGGTGAGTGTAATATACAATTATTAGGACCAATTATTCCTGATTCATTAGATACAATGTAATATTAAATGGTTAAATAAGTATGATTAAAGCAGTATTAGATATTTTAGCAGTTGATGAATTCTATGGTATTTCAGAAAGAGTTGAAGTAGCAAAAGGAAAATATAAAATAGCTTATTCTTTCAAAGAAGCATTTAAAAAGATTAAAAGATTATGGCTGATAAGAAAATTAAAGTAAAAGTTGATGTAGAAACTAATGCTGAAGGTAGTATTGCTCAATTAAAAGAATTAAAAAAGCAATTAAAACAAACAGCAGCAGGTTCTGAAGAATTTAAAAAACTTTATAATCAAATAGATGATTTAGAAGATAAAATTAAATCATCTAAAAATGTGTCTGCAGATTGGATAGATACATTAGAATCAGCCGGTGGTCCAATTGGTGCATTGGGTGCAGGATTAAATAAATTAAAAGTATCTACACAATCATTTGGAGCAGCATTAAAAGCGACAGGTATTGGTTTAGTTGTAGCGGCAGTGGGTGGATTAGTTGCAGCATTTAGTAATGTAGAAGGAGCAACTAAGAAATTAGAACCATTAATGATTGGTTTAGAAAGAATTTTAGGTGGTATATTTGAAGCATTAACTCCATTAATAGATTCTTTTGTTGAATTAGCATCAAGTGCATTACCATATATTACAACAGGCGTAAAAGTATTTTATTCTTCATTAGTATCATTATTTACATTGGTTAAAGAAGGTGGTGCGGGTGTTGGTAAAATTCTTAAAGGTATTTTCACATTAGATACAAAAGAAATAGAAGCGGGATTTAACCAATTAAAAGGTAGTTGGAATAAAACCGTTGAAACATACAATGCAACATCAGAAAGATTTGAAGCAGGAACAAAGAAATTAACTAAAACTGAAAAAGAAAATCTTAAAGAAAGAAATGAAGCATTAAAGAAAGCGGCAGAAGAAGCCAAGAGAATTAGAGAGGAAGAAAAGAAAACATTAATGGAAGGACAAGAAGAAGCAATGAAAACTCTTCTTACCGAACAAGAAAAAGAAATATACGAAACACAAAAGAAATACGCAAATTTACTTTATTTAGCAACGAAATATGGTGAAGATACAACTCAATTAACCGAAGCACAGGCAAAAGAAGTAGCTGCGATAAATAAAAAATATGCAGATGAAGCTAAGGAAAAGGCTGATAAAGATGCAAAAGAAAAAGCAGATAAAGATAAAGAGGAAGCAGATAAATTAAAAGAGAAAAAACAAAAAGAGTTAGATGATAGAATTTTAGGATTAGAGTCACAACTTCAGTTTGATGTTTTAAGTTTCCAACAAAGAAGAGATACATTAAGTAAATTAGAGGCAGAAGAATTAACAGCAGCAGATTTAACTGATAATCAAAAAACTGCAATTAAGAAAAAATATGCAGCAGAAAGAAAAGCAATAGATGATGCAGAATTAGAATATAGATACGAAATTCAAACTGCACAATTAGATTTAGTTGCAAAATTTGGTAGTTTCTTAAGTGAAATAGCAGGAGAGAATAAAGAATTAGCAATTGCTGGTATCGTAGTTCAGCAAGCGGCGGCGATAGGACAGATTATTGCAAGTACTTCAATAGCAAATGCAAAAGCAGTTGCAGCCAATCCATTAGGTTTTGGACAACCTTGGGTAACAATTAATACAATATCAGCGGGATTAAGTATTGCAACTACAATCGCATCAGCAGCAAAACAAATTGCACAAATTAAAGCACAACCTGGTAAAAATGCAGGTGGTGGTGGAGCAGTTGGTGGTGGTGGAGCAGCGATAGCATTACCAAAAGTAAGTGGAGCAGCAGCACCGCAAGTTAATATTGAAGGTGGTGCAAATCCAACAGCACAAATAGGTGAAACTATTTCTAAAGCACAAAAGCCAATAAGAGCATATGTAATAAGTGGTGAAGTTAGTTCACAGCAAGCGTTGGACAGAAGAACGAATAGAGCAGCGACATTTAGTGGTGGATAATTAATTTAAACTTTGTTAAATAGATATGGAAAAAGAATTATTATACGAATTAGTATTGCAAGATGAAGAAGATGGTGTTTTTGCAACATCTTTTGTAGATACGCCGGCAATAGAAAGAGATTTCGTATTTTTTGGAAAAGAAATTCATTTTCAAGCAGTTGATAATGAAAAAAGATTAGTAGCAGGTCCACTTCTTATTCCAAACAAAAAGATTTTAAGATTAGATGGTGAAGGACAACCTTATTATGTATTTTTCAAACCTGATACAATTGAGAAAATTGCCGATAAGTTTATGAAAAATAAATACAATGATGAGGTGACTGTTGACCATAGTAAAAAAGTAAAAGGTGTTCATTTAGTTCAAAGTTGGATTATTGAACAGCCAACAAAAGATAAATCTAATCTTTATGGTTTTACTTTACCTATGGGAACTTGGTTCGGTATATATAAAGTAGAAAATGAGGATGTATGGAATAATGTAAAAAATGGCAAGTTCAAAGGGTATAGCATTGAAGGTTTATTTGAACATAAAAAATCAAATCTTAAATTATCAGCAATAGAGGAAAAAGATATTGAAGATTTAACTGAAGAAGAAGCAGAATTATTCTTATCACATATAAAAGCATTGATTAAAAAAGATGCAAGATATAAATCAAAAGAAAGAATAGATATGGAATCTTATTCAGATTATCCTGAAAGTGTTAAGAATAACGCAAAGAGAGCATTAGAGTGGGCAGATAAGAACGGTTGGGGAAGTTGCGGAACACCTGTGGGCAAACAAAGAGCAAATCAATTAGCAAAAGGTGAACCTATTTCAGTTGATACAATCAAAAGAATGTATTCATTTATTAGTAGACATGAGAAAGATTTACAATCATCTAAATCATATGGTGATGGTTGTGGTAAATTAATGATAGATGCATGGGGTGGTTTAGCTGCTGGTAGATGGGCACACAATAAATTAAAAAAATTAGGATTAATAGAAGCTGAAGGTCAACCTTCTATTCCATCTTCATCATATCCTGGTGAAGTAAGTAAAAAGAAAAAAAATCCATTTAAAAAACAATAATAATATTATGGCAACATTCGTAGAATTTTTAAGTAACTTAAATCACGCAAAACAACAAGCTATATTCTGGCATAATCAAACAACTTCTTTTAGTGAACACAAAGCACTAAATAATTTCTATGATGAAATTGTTGAACATTTAGATGGTTTAGTAGAATCAGTAGCAGGAATTTATGGAAGACCTGAAGGATATACTTCTTCAGATTTTGAAGATTATGTAGATAACGCACAGTTAATTGCATACTTTAAAGATGTATATACATATATACAAACAGAAAGACAATCTTTATATTCTGAAAGCTGGATTCAAAACCAAATTGATGAAATAGTAGAATTAGTAGCACAAACTCTTTACCTTTTAAGTTTAAAATAATGTTAGGAAATCAAAATATACTATTAAAATTAAAAGGAATTCGTTTAGCTCAATGTCCTTCAGCAACAAAAGATATTCCAACTAATTTAAAGAATAGACAAGTAGCAATTGATAAAGCAAATTACGGACCTTTAAATCCAAATGAACCTAATGAGGATTATTGGAAAGCAAAAGCAGAAATGTTTAAGGGTGATGTAGAAAGTGCAAAAAAAGCATTATGTGGTAATTGTGCATTTTTCAATCAAACAAAAACAATTTTAGAATGTATTGCAGAAGGAATTGGTGGTGATGTAAAAGATGAATATGCAGTGATTGATGCAGGTGATTTAGGATATTGTGAAGCATTTGATTTTAAATGTGCAAGTAAGAGAACGTGTGATGCATGGGTAGTAGGAGGTCCTATTACTGATGAAAATTTAAAAAGAGTTGAAAGATTAGATATAGAACCAAACCCGTGCTGGGATGGATACGAACCTTATGGATTAAAGCCAGATGGTTCACCAAATTGCATACCAGTAGAAGAACAAAAATAATGTACGAAAATAAAGTTCATAAGAAATTATTAGAGTTGGCAACTGAAGAAGTTTCTTTAATTACATTCCAAAAAGAATATTTAGAGAAATCAACTAAAGCAAATCCAATTAGAGTTCAATGGGAAACATTAGAAGGTGATACAGATTATTATTGGATGTATTGGGATAGAAGTGCATATGTAGGTGGTGATGCTGGTGGTAGTTCTACAAAACAAAAAGAAGGAATGTTTAATGTACAATGTTTATTAGGTGCAACTGAATGGAGAACTCTTACATTACAAACAGTAACTAAATTTAGATTATCTGGTTCTAACAAAATATATGTAGTAAAATAATTGTAATAATTGTTAAATAAATAAAAAACTATGGCGAATAAAATAGTAAATCAACAAAACTTCATTACTAACCCACAATTTAGTGGTGGAATAAACCAAAATACAGGTTCATTTGGCTTTATAGCTCAAGGTCTTTATGTTGGAACATTCGGTAATTTAGTAGCAACAACAGTAGATGGTTCAGTAGTAACACTTAAAAACGTACAAGGATTTATTCCTGGTTTGTTTACTTCAGTAAGTGGCTCATCAACTGCAACTGATATTGTAGCATTTAGATAAAAAAAGAAATAATGCAGTTCAATAATAATTTTAATTACATTGAAAGTTTAGGAAATCAATCTCCTATGGGTCCAGGTCCTGGTCCAAATCAACCTACACAACCAACTGGTAGTGGAATGATTGTAAAGAGAAATCTTTGGAGTTGGTTAGAAACTACAAATAACACTTATAATGCATCAACTGGAATTTGGACAGATACAAGTGGTTGGGCAAATAATGCATATATGAGTGGTGCATTTGGTTCAATAACAACAAATACAGGTTCATTTGGTGGATATAGATTGGACTTTCAACCTAATGATTATTTATGGTGGGCAAACAATTATAATAATGGACCAACACCTGCTGACCAAGGAAGTACAACAATTTTTATAAGTTGGCAAAATGCAAGTTGGAACACAAGTTCGATTTCATTATTTAATACTTCAAATCCTTCAAATTTACAAACAGATGTAAGTTGGTGGGGTGGAGTAAATACTTTAAGTGGTAATTCAGCATTTAGATATGGTTGGCCAAATGCAAATGGATATTCAACAGCACAGCCAGTTCCAACAGGTTCAACAGATGCACAATATATGCAATCTTATGTTGCTGAAAATTTTGGATTAACTTGTACAATGTGGATGAGTGGTAACCTATATGGTGTAAATGGTACTAAATTAGGAATTAAAAATCCACAAACTGCAGTATCACCAACATATGTTATTGATAATACATCAACAGCAAATTCATTCAATTTTATTTCACATCAATTAAGATTTGGAAAACAAGCAGTAATGAATGCATCTTATAATAATGGATATGGTACAAATACAACTTATTCATTTAAAGGAAATGTAAAAAGAATTCTTATTTACAATACTATTTTAACGCCAAATGAAATATTAAGAAATTATACTTATTTAAATTCATTCTAAAAAAATTAATATGCCAATACCTAAACCAACACCAAAAGAGAAAGAGTCAGAATACGTTAGTAGATGTATGAGTGAAATAGGTGGTGAATATGACGATAATACACAAGCGGTAGCAATTTGTTATGCTACATATAGAAAAGAAAAAAGAATGAGTGGGGTAAACTTAGTTCATTCTAAAATCGCAGAATTAAAGAGCAAAGAAGAAGCTTGGATAAAGTGCGAAGCAGAAACAATCCTAAAAGAAAAAGGAATCAACTTAGCAGAAGAAGGTGGTGGTTCTTATCCTTGGGATGAATGTATAGCTGACCAAATTGAAAGATATGGTGATGAAGAAACTGCTACTAAGGTTTGTGGCTACATCAAAAGTGAATACGGAAGTTAATAATCAACTATTAGATTTACAGTTAAAAGTAGAAGCTCAAAGGAGAGACTTTGAGGAAATTAAATCTATTGTCTTAAGTCTATCAGTTATGGTAAATACAATACAAACACAATTAAATCATTTATTAGATAAACAACAAAAGGGATTATAATGAAAAAATTATTAGAAAAATTAAAATCAAACAAAAAATGGATTCTTATTGGATTAGTAATTGCATTAGTATTTGTTTTTTGGGGATGTGGAAACACAAACCAAAATGCGGTTAGTGCAGTAGATTCATTAAAAAAAGATTCAGTAGTAGTAGATTCAGTTAAAGTAGATAGTTTAAAATCTAAATAAAATAGGAAATAACCTATTTTAATAACCTAAAATCATTAGGGTATACCAAACTATTAAAATCTAAAAAGAATTGAAATTTAAGGAGCTAATTGAGAAATCTTTAGCTCCTATTTTTTTGCTCAAAAGTCCATTTTTTACATCAAATATTAGGACTTTTACTAATATGTCCATATTTTAAACCTAAAAAACCCCATTTTTCTAACTAATTGATTATCAATGAGTTATGCAAATGGTTGAAAACCAATAAATTAGGGGTTTTTATAACTATTTGATTGCCAATTAGTTATAAATTATAGATATTTTCATATGTTAAAGTTTTGTTAAAACCACAAATTTCTCTATAAAAATTTGGTAAATTCGCAATATTGGTGTATCTTTGGGTATGTTCTTTCCGATATTGGATAGGGATATTATTATTAAAAACAAAGTGGAGTCACCACTCAAAAAACTGAAAATGTTATATGATTACTTTTAATTCTTACAAAGAGTTCGGTATCTATGTTGAAAAGTTTGCTGATAAAAACAATGTAAATGGTCAGTATCTTAATTTAACCGAATTACATAGAAATTCAAAGTTTACCTTTGATACTACAAATATGGATAAATTGTTTGAGATTTCTATGCAAGTTTTAATTGCTACAAAAGGTAAAGCGTATATTAAAGATATATTCGCGGAAATGGATAATCTTAGAAAAAACATTCAATAATAATAAGGGGAATTAATTTTCCCCTTTTTAATTTATAAACAATAAAAAACAAACACAATGGAACAAAGTAGAATTGAAATGATTGAGATTTATGATAGAGCAATTTCTTATTATAAGTTTATCAACAAAAATAATGAATGGAATGATTTAATTAGATTATTCTATCAACATAGAAATAATGTATATCCACAAAATATG